CACCTCGTTTAATATCATCGGCAAGTGCTGGAAAATATCCAACAAATTTATCTCTTGGAACATCATACCTTACAGCAATGGCAGTGTCTTCAAAACCTATCTTTCCTTGAGTTAGGAAGTTAGTTGTGTCAGCAAAAGCTCTTGGACTTAAAGATACAGATGTAACAGTCTCTGGATCCATAGCCTTACCATCTTTTAATATTACGGTGCGAAACACTGGAACAGTGTCTCCGTATCCAAGTTCATCTAAAGATTTTTGAGTTTTTGCCTGAACATTCGCATCAGATGAAAGTCGATCAACAAGCTCTTGTCTTGTAACACCTAATTTACTTTCTGGATTTCTAGTCGGAGATATAATGTAAGAAGTTAAAAGCTCTGGTGTGCTTAAATCATCGTGAGTTAATTTTTTTTTTGAGCCACCTTCAATAACTTTCAAATTTGGTTTTTGAGGCACGGTTCTATCTGGTAATCCCATGCCACTAATTTCGTTTTGCATTCGTGTGGCTTCCTCAAGAGAAACCACTCTAACAGGCTCTTGAGATTGTTTTGCAAGCCTAGCCTGTGTTTCAAGCGCCCGTCTGGAAGCCGCGCCTTCTGTGCGCCTCTTCAAAGCATCTCCGGCACGAAAGCCGTAATCTTCATCCAGCCTACGCAACATAGGGCCAACAACATCTGTTAAAAAGCCCTCAGTATTATTCTGCATAATGGCATCAGCAATAGCATCGCCTTTTTTCATGCCTTTGCCAACATCTGGATCTCTATTAAAAAAATAAGCGTCCTGAATAACATCAAAAGCAATGTCAGGATCGTCTACTTGCATGACAGCAGTAATATCATCTGCGGCATCATCAAAAGCATCACGCAAAGCAGTGGCTTCAATATTCTCATCTAACGCAGCTTTAGCAGCAGGAGACTTTACTTTGTCTTTTTGCGCCTCAAGCACAAGCGTCTTATTTGACTTACCTCTAGGACGTACTGGTGCCATCGTACCAGTGGCAACAGGAGCAACCATACCAAGCTGGTAAACATCTCGCCCAAACCTTTCTGCCATGGCGTCTCCCACGCCAAGAGCTTTCATAATACCAGATCCGGCAGAAGAAGCGCCGCGTAAAAGTGCATCACCAGCACGACCAACCATATCAATAGCATCAACAGGAGCGCCAACAATCGCACGATTTACAGCCCCAAGAGTTTCACTACCCATAGGATCGGTAAACATATTAGTTTTGTCAGCTAGTTTTTTAAACATCTCTTGAGATGCAGGAGGGGCGGTCAAACCAGCTAAGATGCCATCTTCGTCCATGGGAGGCTCCCTATGGGTGAGGCTGATCTCGGCGCGGACATGAGAAGGGCATCAAGCATGACCGCAAAGCCATAGACCAGCCTCTTCGTAGTTATGCCTTTAACGCCAAACAACATCAATATCCTATCTGATTTTTACTTTCCTAGGCTCGCCCATATAAGCGCGACCCATACCACGGCAAACTCCACCACCTTCTCCAAACTTTTTTAATTTTTTTGTTAATTTTTTACGCTTTTCGTCTTTCTCTAACTTATTATAAAGCTCAAGAGCTTTGATAGGTTCTATAAGATCGCCACCTTTTTTATCAGCCATTAAAACACTCCTTTAAATCGTTGCGGACGGGCAATTGGACTGAAACCTCTTACCACGCCGCCTTTTTCATAACTCTTTCCGGGCAAAGATGTACCCGGAGCATTACCTAAACCTAAATCAAACTCAAACTCAAGAATATCAATAATCCTATCCTTGCTATAACCCTGTCGCTCTAATTGACGGCGGCGGTTTGATTTCGCTTTAGGAGTGTTCTTTTTCATGGACATTAGAACGTGCCTTTAAACATTCCGCCACGACCTTTTAGAACAGCACCACCATTTTTGTATTTCTTTGCGGCTTGTGGATTCATCTTTTCTTGCACAGCTTCAGGAAGCTTTGAAAAACCTTTGAACTCAGGAGGCACGGCACCACCATCCTCCATGCCTTGAGCAGCTTTGACTCTTTTAATCGCTGCGTTAAGAGATCCGCCGTCTTTCATTTCTTCTACATATCGAAAAGTATCTCTTTCACGCATGGTAGCACCTTTTGCCGCATCTGACGCTTTGGCTCTTTTACGAACTTCTTTCTTCGTTGATTTATCCATATTAGGAGAAAACTTTTTGTTGTGAGCTTTACGGGCTTTCTTTTCAGCCCTTCCCTCATCAGATCTAAGATACCTTTGACGGTCTAAACCTTTTCGTATCGCTTTTCCTGCACCCATCAGTAATACTCCCTGCTTTGCCTGTACGTTGCCAGATCATCATCCTCGTAGTCATTACGAGTGCCAATAAAACCGCCTTGTCTAAAACGCAGTATAGCCTGTGTCATGCTATCCGCCAAGTCATCATGCTCGCCGTTAGGAAACGAGGCACATTCCTCAATAACCTCATCAGCCCATCTGGTCTCTGGACACCAAACCATGCCACTCTCAAACACAGGCGCACAGGCATTCATACGAGAAAACTTATCCGCGCCTCTGCCCGGAGTAAAACCGCTAACAGGTATTCCCATCCTACGCAAATCATGAGTCAATGGCGTACCAGATGCTTTTTGCTCTATCAACACCATGTCTGGGTCGAACTCTTGATACAAACGCATCGCCGCGTCTTTAAGCTCTGGAAACTCCCATCGACCCTTTTCAGCGTCCAACAATATGATCGCAGCCTCATTACCCTCGTCAGGATAAAACACACCCCAAGTCGTAATAGCCGAGTAATCGGCCCTTTCGGATTTGGTGAAGGCGGTGTCATACGACTGGATGATGTATTCGACCCTAGGAGGATCATCATGCTCCCAAACATTCCACCACTCCCTTTTGATAATTGCTCCTTCTTCCGCCGTAGGGTTCTGAAGATATTGAGCATTCCACTTGGCAACAGGAATAGACGCCCTAACGCCGTCTAGCTCTTCCCTGCTCCAAAATTCGGGCCATAACACGTTGTCGGTATCGGGAAATATCGCCGGAAACTCCACGACTTCCCACTGGTCCGCTCCGCCCTCTGCCTGTTTCTGCAAAACTTTCGCCGTCAAATCTCGGATGCTCCACCGTGTCATCACAATGATTATCGACCCGCCCGGTTGTAGTCGCTGTCTCGGTCCTGAAGTGTACCATTCGTAAATATTATCCAGCGCGGTTGGTGACAACGCATCCTGCTCTGAAACAGGATCGTCAATAATACACAAGTTCGCACCACGACCAGCCAGCGCACCGCCTACACCAACAGCGTAATACTCACCACCCTCATTCGTTGACCAACGACCACTCGCCTTCGCATCCCTAGCCAACTGCATATCAGGAAAAACATCACGATATATCTCACTGTCCAGTAAGTTCTTGACCTTACGACCAAAACCTACCGCCAACTCCGCCGTGTGCGTTGCCTGAATGATCTTTGTGCTTGGACTCCTGCCCATGACCCAAGCAGGAAATAAATAAGA